TGAGGCGGTCGCGATTGTAGAGGGCCTTAGCGGCTCGGGACATGGGGCTACCTCGCTAGGGGGTGAGGCGGCGGAGGCATCAGCGCAAGCCGAGGCGATGTCCTCCGTCTAGGGTAGCTACCAGTGGTTTTGAGGTTTCGCGGGTCCCTCCCGCACAGCGGGTCCCCCAAACGCAAAGCGGCCCCGGCTCCCCTACTCACATAATGGAGAGGAACCGAGGCGGCTAAGTGCGGTTAGTATCCCTAGCGGGGTAGTTGGCACTTCAGGGGGCCTTCCCTTCAGTGCCGAGTGTCCTGATATAGAACGTGAGGCCCCTTGTCAACGCATATCGTGCGTGATGGCCCACCAGGTGCAGCCGAGGATGACCAGGAGGATGACCAGGAGGATGACGACGCTGAGGATGAGCGGGGCGAAGACCCACCACCAGGAGATGGTGATGAGGCCGGTGAGCTTGAGCAGCACGAGGGCTACCATGAGGAGCCCGCCGATCACAGGAAGGTCTCCCGGATGCGCTCAGCCACACGGAGGGCCTTGGCAGCTTCCGCCCGCGCTAGGGCCTGTGCTTCCGTGGCTGCCGAGATGGCCAGCTCGTGGAGGTCGCACTCCTCCAGCTTCTTCTCCGCGTGGGCCTTCAGTTTGGCTTCCAGGCGGTTGAAGTCTGAGAGGAGGGCGGAGAGGGTCGGGGCGAAGGCTGCCTTGAGCCAAGCGAGGAGCCGGCCCATCAGAACATCTTCTCCACCGCACCCGCATCATCGGCCTCAGGAAGCACCGGATCAGGGTCTTCCTCGCCCATGTACATGCTGAGGTCGTCCGCCTCGAAATCGGCTCCGAGCACGTTGCGGATTTCCTCTTCGTCCGCCTCAGGGGCAGCCGCGCCGGACCCGCTCCAGGTGATGAGCTTGAGGACGCGAACCCCGACCAGCTTGAAGGTGGGCTGCACGAGGCCGGCCAGCGCCTTCGAGTAGAACAGGCTGGGGGCCACGATGGCCTGGACCGTGGAGCCCCGGCTCATGCGGAGCTTCTTCAGGTTGAGCTTGCGGTTCTTGCCGTCCCAGCAAGCCACCTCCTTGGGCTGCACCTCGCCGGAGCGATCCTTGTAGGTGGCCGGCATGGAGAGCTGGATGAAGGGCAGCGCCTGCCAGTCGGTCTTGGGGTCTTCCTTGGCGGGCTTGAGCTTCGACTCCAGCCACTCCTCAACGTCCATCGGGTCCTTGAGCTTCGCCGTCTTGGGGTTGCTCTCGTAGAACTCGGCCTTGAGCTTCTCGAAGAGGGCTTCGTTGCAGGCGGACTTTACCTGGGCCTGGAGGTCGGTGATGGCCGGGGGCGTGTAGTGGAAGTTGCCCTTGAACTTGGGCTTGGCCGGGTCGTACTCATCGGGCTTGATGAACTCGTGGAAGCCGAGGAGTGACGGCGGGAGGGCGATTGTCTTGGAGGCTCGAACAACGATCACTGCCGAGCATTTGGCGGGGGCTGCCATGGTGGGGTCCTTTATCAGAGTGCCCGCTAGGGTGAGCACTGAGGGGACCTTATGCTGAGGCCTCAGGAAAGGCAAGCAGAGATGTGGCCAAAATGCCACATTGTGATAAAGACCCCACATCCCGCCACCCCTCCCCTTAAAAATCCCCTCCCCATACTCCCTAAGGGGATTGGTTCTTGGAGGTGGTTGGGGGAGGAGGTGGGTGGTCTGGTGGGGTCTCTCGGGGTGGCCCGTAACTGGGACCACTCAGTGCTGCGGAGGATGTCCTCCTTCTAGGGTAGCTACGAGTGGTTCCGAGGGGCTCAGTAGGGGAGGCAGGCGGGGGTGAGGTAGTAGGCGGTGACCCAGTAGACGAACAGCGTCCACCCCGAGAACACGATGAGCTTCTGCCTCGGGGTGAAGTAGCTCACAGCCCCGCCGCCTTCAGCCGCTCACCGGCCTCCCGCATCCCCAGAGCCTGAGCCCGGGCAGTAGCCGCCTGCTGGTCCCGCTCCGCCGCCACCCGCTCCAACTCCTCGGCCGCTGCGAAGGCTGCTTGGGAGGTGAGGCCTCCATCCTTGCGCTTAGGGGCTCCGGGTCGGTATCCGCTGGGGGTTCGGCCGAAGCCGCCTACGCGCTTGGGCAGGATTTCCCCTACATCCACATCGTGCAGCTCACCTGCAAGATACCTCTGGAGATACCGCTGGATGGAAGATACGCCAACGCCCTCTTGTCGAGCAATCTCTTGCTGGCTGAGCTTGCCGTCCTGGACTAGCTTCAGGATACGGGCGACTTTCTCGACATCATACTTCGGCATCTCGGGTTCCCTGTTCTCTTTGAACGTAGGTCCCGCTGGGTGCTTTGGAGGCCGCCCCTCGTCAAGCACCCTCTGCTTAACCACCCACTAACCACATGTCAAGCCTCACCTCAGAGACTCGGGCTCAGTGTGGGGAAATTGTGGGGAGTCTGTGCGCCGAAGCCCGCCGTTTGATGCCTGGAGATGCCGGAGGATGCCGTTCCCTAGGACCCGCAAAGTGGCGGAAATCCTAGGGAAATGCTGGCAGGAGTGGAGGGACTCGAACCCCCGGCCCTCGGTTTTGGAGACCGCAGGGGATGGTGCGCTAACCCGCAGAATTCCTCAGGTTCACCACGTTGGGCGCATCCGATGTGGGGGTTTTGTGCCGTGACTCGCCTTGAGCCCGCGCCATGGCCTCCCGCACATCCTCATCCGTGGCGTGTGCATAGCGGGCCGTGGTCTTGATATCCGTGTGGCCGAGCAGCCGCTGAGCCACCTTGAGGTTGCCCGTGGTGCGGACCAGGCGGGTGGCTGCCGTGTGGCGGAGGTCGTGGAAGCGGAAGTCGGAGACCCCGGCCTCCTTGAGTGCAGCCCGCCACCTCCGCGTCCACCCCTGCTTGCTGAACGGGTAGCGCTTGCCCTTGAGGCGGACCATGCCGGGGTCGGCCGCAGCGGGTGCATCCTCGGCGCACTCGTAGGTGAACACGTGCTCAATGCCGGCCACCCTCGGGCACTCCTCCAGGACCTCCAGCATGAGCGGGGTGAGCGGGAACGTGTGGTTGGCCCCGCCCTTGAGGATCGTCCGGGCGGTCATCGTCCCGAAGTCCACGTCCGTCCACCTGAGGTTGACCAGCTCCGAGCGCCGCTGCCCCGAGAGCATCGCAAACTGGGCCAGCCTGAGAAGGTCCGGGGGCAGCACCGCGAACAGCCGCTCCTCCTCCGCCGCAGACAGCTCCCGGATGCGCTCCTTGGGCTCGGCCAGCATGAGGCTCTTCCAGGCGATCCGGGGGACCTTGTACCCGCGCCCGTCCGCAGAGAGCCACGCAAAGACCCGCTTCGCCAGTTGCAGCTCCCGGTTGATGCTCGCGGGGGACAGGCGCTTAGTGGTGGCGGGTCGGTCAATGACCTCTTTGATGACCACTTCCTTGCCCGCCCGGGTGTGCCGCAGGTGGGTCTTCGCGGGGACATGCACGGGAGCCCGCCGCTTGGCCACGTACCCGTCGAAGTCGCGCAGGGTGAGCGTGGAGAGGATGGTCTTGGGGCCGAGCCCCTCCACGAGGTTCAGGAGGCGGTACTCATCGGTGCGCCAGTTGCGGAGGTGCATCCCGACCGCCTCCCACCACAGCCCGAACCCCCGGTCTACGGTTACGTCCTCCGGCCCTGCCGACTCCCCGAGGAGCGCGTCCCTGCGGAGCTTGGCGATGAAGCGCTCAGCGTCCCGGAGAGACGTGCATTTCGTAGAGCCACGAAGCCGCTGCCCTCGGAGGCTGAAGTCGTACCAGAAGAACGGACTACCTTCGCGTTTGAAGGGCGTGGACATTGCTCAATCCTCCTGAGGCAGGACTGGAGGTAGGCGTCACAGTCCTCGGCCCGATAACGAATGATCCCCTCGGAGACCTGGACGAAGGGCAGTAACCCCTCCTGTCTCAGCCTCCGAAGGGTCTTCTCCCGGACGTGCATCCGGGCCATGGCTTGGGCAGCCGTGAGTAGCTCAGTCACCTGCCCGCTACGTGCCAGGCAGCAAATTCTCGGGCATACCAGTCCCGCCAAGTCTGGGCTTCGTTCCGGTAGGCGTGGCACACCCCGTAGTTGCCGGCCACTGTCCCGACAAAGGCAGGCAGGTCAATTCCGGTAGCGGCTCCGATAGGTTCACCGGGGGCGGGGGAAGCTGGGGGATCGACGGCGAGGACTGCGTAGTCGTGCAGGCGGACAGCCCCGAGAGGGATACTCCCATCAGGAGCAGCTTGCGGAGGGACATAGACGTAGACCTTCTGGGCTATGGTTTTGTAGATGGTGCGGGTCTGGGCCTGCTTGAGGTCCCCCTTGTCGCGGGTGTCCTGGGAGATGGCCGCAGTGGTGTGCTCCACCTCCGCCACCTGAGCCTTCGCCTTGAGCTGGGCCTGAGCGACCTTGCCCTTGTAGGCCTCGAAGCGGAGACCCTGGAGGTGCCACCCGAGATACCCGCTCCCGGCACAGGCCACAGCGGCTGCCCCGAGGGCGATGGGCAGGAGGTTGGGCTTGAGGAAGCCGGCCACAATCTTCTCCATCCAGGAGGGTTCGTGAAGGGGGAGGATCACGGCCACTGTCCGAAGGCGAGGCCACACACAAGGCCCAGCACGAACGAGAGGATCACGAGAAGAACCATGCGGACTTCCTCACTTCGGTGATGTCAAAGCTGCCCTTCTCGGGGAAGGCGACCCCTGCCGCCTCAGCCAAGTGATGCCATGTGAGGTACTCTACGTGAGGGCTACCGTCAAGCGGAATAAGCCTCACCGGAGACATCAGCGGGTCCGCCTCATACAGCTCCACGAAGGTGTCCCTAAGACACGTACCCATTAACCCAGCCTCCGAAGGGCGCACGAGCAGACAATCGTGGACAGCTCCCACGCAGCCGCCACCACGCGCACGGAAAGTCACAAGAGCACGGGCTAGGTGGGCAGCATCCAGGGAGTGAATGAAGTTCGCAACGATCCCGCTGCGGTGTGCCCTCGGGTCCACCTCGTTGAGGTTCGCCATGAGCGTGAGCCGGCGCACCATGTCCGGGAGATGGAACCCCCGCATGGTCACCTGTTTGCGGCTCGCCTTGGACTTCGCTTGGGTGACCCATAGTGGCTTGTCTCCTATTCCGGTGCGCCAGCTCAGCCCCCGCTCCCCGACGAAGCCCCCGATGGCCTGGAGCGTGGCCATGGCCTGCATTGCCTTGGGGATGGCCGGGGCGATGGACTCCCAGATGAGCGCCGAGAGGCTGCCCACATCGGTGTTGAAGTAGGGGTGATCCCTGAGGTCACGTGTGGCGAAGACCGCAGTGTGCTCGCCCTCCATGGTCTCCCACGGGGTGCCCTTGGTGCCCGTCCCTCCGAACTTGCCGGCGATCCAGTCCAGCACTCGGTCCCGGACAGCGAGGCGCACAGCTTCCCGGGTTCCTCCGTAGGGCAGGACCATCACGGGACCCTTGGTGAGCTTGCGGTCTATGGGGAGGTTGATGGCTGCGAACCGCTCGGCCCACAGGTGATCCTCGCATGGGACATACGCCCGGTAGCGGACCCCTACCCCATCCGCCACCCGCCCATACAAGTCCGCAGGGGGCTCATTCAGGGAGGACGCGGTGAGGTTGACCCACGGGGCTGCCCCCTCGTCCCGGAACATTGCGGACAAGTGCTGGAGGCCATTGCAGGTGCCGTCTAGCTGGATGGGGATGCGGTCCCACCCCCCGCATTCCTTGAGAAGTCCGAGGTGAGCGGTCATGGTTAGGGGCTTTTCGGCCGATCCCGAGGGGCTGTTCTGTCTCCACCACTTCCACCGCTCGGGAAGCGGAGCCTTGTCTACCCCGTGTCCATACAGCCCTGCCATATGCATGACGAAGGCGTCTGTCTCATGGTCCGCCGCATCGCCTAGGTAGCACTGCCGGGAGGGGTTCGGAGGGAAACAAAGGAAGCTCTTCCCCATGTCCGCACTCTGGGGGCCACACCACGCGGGCCGGTAGTAGATGCGCCCCCTGAAATCCATGGAGGTGGGCAGGTAGATGGCCTCCTCCGCCGCCAGCCTCCGGTGCTCCGCCAGGCGCATGACCTCGGCAGGGTCCGCCTTCTCATCCAGCGGGTGCTCCCGGTAGTGGGCGAGGCCGTAGGGGTTGATGGTCCAGGGCGTGTCCGCGAGGACGCAGGCAGCCTCCCAGGCCGTGCTCCCCTCGGGGTCCGTTATGAGGCCCTTAGGCGGCTTCTGCCCGGTCACCTTCCGGTGCTTCACGGTGAGGTAGTCACCCTCCTCGGGCGGCACCAGCATGGGCTCCGCGTAGAACCCCATCCCCATCCACCGCTCCACATCCTTCCGTATCGCCTCATGGGCATTCTCGGAGAGCACCAGGAGCTTGGTGGTCCGGGTGTGACCCTTGCGGCCGACCCGCTTCTCCGCCACCTCGAAGAACCCCGCGCACTTCTGGGCACAGGAGAGGATGAGGGCGGCGAAGCCAATCCACAGGTTGCGGTTCTCGGGAGTCCCGCCGCTCTTCTCATCCCGGAAGCACAGGGCGAGTATCTCCCAGGCGACCTCATCGGGCGGCACGAGAGACAGGCGCGCGAGGTCTCCCCGGTAATCGACCACCTTGAGGACATGCTTGCCCCGGGTCGCGAGGGAGCCGTCCGCCTCCGCCTGAAGGAGCTGGGGCTTCACTTGGCTGAGGAGCTGAGAGGAGATGCGCCTGAGGCTCTTCTTCTGCTGCCACAGCTCAGGGTTCTGTTCCCTCAGGGTCTGCATTGCGCTGGCCCCTTGGATACTCACGATGAACTGCCCGTGGATGGTGTCCCTCAGTGTGTCCGCTGCGGAACAGAGGGCTGAACTGAGCGTTGCCTTGTCCTGAGCGACCCGATTGAGGGTGCTGGCCATGAAAGCGAGGACGATATCTTCAGCGTGAGTTGTCTCAGTAGCTCTCCCGGGAGACTTCCCACGAAGGCACCACTCCATGAGTGGCAGCAAGGGACGCTCCCGGGTGTTAAGCTCGGCGGTGGGGGTGTCCAGCAACCTCGCCACCTCCCCCATGTCCCCCGCTATGTAAGCCTGGGCAACTTCCCGCAGGAGGGCCGCGATGGGCACGACCCCCGCATTGATCCACCTGCGCAGGACCGGGCCGAGGTGCCCTTCAGCGATGCTCTTGGCGCGCTTGCCGAGGGCTGCATCCCGGGCGGCTTGTTCCCGCACAAGCTGGCGTTCGTGGTTACTCTCGGCGCTGCGCGCTTCAGTGTCATTCACGGAGGTCATCGCGGACAGGTTCCAGGGGCTTGGAGAGGGTGAGCATGGCTACGTCCAAGGCTGCCAGCGCGCGGTACATCTCGCGGGCTTCATCTTGGGGGCCGAGCGGGTCTAAGTCTGGGAGGATGCCTGCGGGGATGGCAGAGAGGAGCAGAGCCGCACTGAGGCGGGCCTCCACTGCCCTGCGGGCCAACCCGAGAATGTCCTCAGCGGTATCGAAAGTGACAACCATTTAATTCCCCCGTCCAAGAAAAGAGACAAAAAACCCCGGCCTCCATCACCAATGCTGGGTAGAGACCGGGGTGTTTCTGTGTCGCGAGATATTGAGGATTAGCTGAAGTACAGCTCCTCAACCGTCAGCTCCGCATTGTAGACGGTGAAGGCGTTCGTATCGCCCGAGACGCCCTGGAGCTTGATAACGTAGGAAGTTGCCACCGGACGGGCGGTAACGAAGCAGGCCGCTGCATCACCACGACCCGAGGCCGAGGAAATCTGGCGGGAAGCAGCCGCAGCCGACACACCGTTAACGAGGACAGTGATGGTGCCCGTGGTGGCCGTGGCCTTGCCTACATCCGCCCAGTAGCAGATGCGGACTGCCGAGGCATTGCCCGAAGCGCCAAACGAGGTGTTGCCCGTGATGGGCCGGCTTGACTTGGGGACCGTGACGGAAGCGCCCGTGATGTCCGAAGCCGAGGTGGTCGAGTTGGTGTAGTTCGCCGTGGCATCGGCAACCGCGAAGAACGTGGTGCTCGGCAGGTACTTCACGCCCGTGTAGTTGTCCGCGAGGGCTGCGGTCGGGGCGACAACGCAAAGAGCAGCCGAGACCACGAGGGCCAGGGCTGCCGAGAGGATTTTCATGGGATGGAAGCGCATGAGGGGGTTCCCTTGCAAGGATGTCCCCTCGGATGTCACTCTTCGGGGAACTGGAGGTGAGCCACCATGTGAGTGGCTGCGCGCCTCGTATGCCCCCTCAGGACCAATACGTCAATAGTCAATGAGCGAGACCTCATTATGGCCTCACTTTGGATAGTTCCGGCCACCCGCTTGTTCGGAGCTGGGGGCTTCACAGCGCCTCCCTCATCGCATCCAGCTTCTCTTGGGTGAGCCCCAACTCTTCCTCGATCACCCCGCAGAAGGCATCACGGGCGGCGATGATCCTCTCAGCCTGATCCCGAGGAACCCACTCCATTATATCCTCCTGCCCATCTGAGATGCAGACGGACCCATCCGGGTAGGTGCCAAAAATCATCCAGCGGTTGAGGAGGAAGGTCTCCTCCGTGAGATACTTCATGCGGAACGGCGCATTGCGCGCATCCAGGGGGATCATCGTCATGATACAGCACTCCTCATTCGCTCAATATCGACCCCGATGTACCGGGCAGTGGTTGCATAGTCCGCGTGGCCCAACAAGTCCTGCACCACCCGAATGTCTCGGCACTTGGCGTAGGCCTCAGTGGCGTAGTAGTGGCGGACTGCGTGAGGGGTGGGCAGCTTGGAGGCGATCCCCGCAGCCTCCGCCGCAGCCTTCCACTTGCGGGAGTGGGTCCGATAGGAGACCTTCATCATGGGCCGGTAGCGGTCGGGGTTGGAGAGGATACGCCTCGCCTCGTTGTCCTCCACCGGGATGACCCGCTCGTGACCGCCCTTGCCGGTGATGCGCAGGGTGCGGTTCTCAGGGTCATAGGTCCAGGCCCCGAAGGTGAGCGCCTCCCCGTCCACCCGCATCCCCGTCCCCCGCAGTACCCTTGCAAGGTCCAGGGTTTCCCCCGCCCCCGCTTCTGCCAGCCACGCACAGAGCGCCCCGAGAGCATCCCCAGTGAGAGGCTCCCGAGTGCGCCGAGGCGGGACCGGACCCGAGGGCCAGGTGATGGTGAGGATGTCATTGAGGGCCAGCATCCTGCGGAAGGCCGCGTAATAGGAGGCCTGGGAGGCGGAGGAGAGCCCCTTGCGTTTCAACCCTGCGAGCACTTGGATGGCATCCGCAGGGCCGAGCTTGCGGGCATCCCGGGACAAGCCAAGGAGCAATGCGCAAGTGCGAGCCCTGCGGTCCATCGTGGGACCGTCCCGCTTGGTCTCCCAATAGGTGGAGGCCTGGGTGAGGCAGTCGCGGAGGCTAGTCACAGGGCAGCACCTCCTGCACTTCATCCCAGCGGACCACAAAGTCCGACCACCCTTCGTAGACCACGCAGGGGCGGCCAAGGGGATCGAGCGAGACCACCTTGCGGGTGACAGTTCGGTCTGAGACCCGGGTAGGAGAGCGGAACTTGATCCGGTCCCCGACTTTCACGTTCCTACGCATATTCTACCCCCACGTGTTCGCGCATGAAGCTCAGCACCTCCTGCGCAGTCCTTTCCGAAGCCCACGGGCCAGCCTCCAGATTGCTCCTTTGCCGGTCCATCACACACCAGCCACCACTAGGGCAGGCCGCCACGTGATAGCGCGCATCGAAGACCTTTAGGAGGACCTTGTGGGCGTGGATTGCGTCTGCTTGCTGGGTCATGCTTGCCCCCTCGGAAGAATGGTCCCGTTAGGCGTCATCACCCGGCATCCCTGCCCGATGGCCAGCTCTACGAACTCATCAACCATGGGAGGCTCCAGCACGTAGCCGGCCATCCCTCCCGCAGCCTCTTCCCCTAGAATGTCCTCGCAGGCCTCCCGGCCTTTGTCGGTTAGAGGGTTCGCCCATGCCCCGCCCATAGGCGAGGATATCAGCTCAACATCTGGCACGTTAGCCATGTGAGTTACTCCCTAAGCAAGTGGCCCCAATGGCCCCTCATCCTCGCCTAGCCCCCGCAAGAGCTAGGTCCGGGGAAGGGTCATGGGAGCAACGCAGGGCAATCCCCCGTTTGGAGCCAATAGGCGCGTTGCAGGAACGTGACAGACAGCCGGGAGGTCTCGTCTAGGGCCGACCGTATGCAGGCCTCTTGCCACTGCACGTAGGAGGCCAGGTCATTGACCCTCACCTCGCCCGCCTCAGCCTCCCTAATGCAAGCCCGGTGGATATCCGCGAAGTGCTGGCGCGTGAGGGCGATTGTCTCGGGGGTTAGCTCCACCCCATTGAACCGTGGGTGGGTCACAACCGGCCCTCCTTGCGGTGATGCCAATGGGTGGCCGTCTGGGTTGTCTGGAAGCAGTCAAAGGAGTGGCCGAGGGCGTGGAAGGTGTTCCCATTCACCCGGCACCCGCCCACGTAATAGCGCCTCTCTGAGGTCACCTTGTGGACCGTCTCTAGGAAGCTGGTCATGGTGTGTCTCTTGATATGATCCGGTGCAAGGCCGCACCCCAAGGCCCCCTAGCGTGTGATGCTAAGGGGCTATGGGCTGAGGTCTCAGGGGATGTAGAACCAATCCTCCCCCACCTTCCCCAAGTCCTTCACGTCCCGCTCCCCGAACCTGCAATAGAGGTCCCGTGAGAGGCAGACATAGTGGAAGCCATCCTGCGTGGAGTTGCCCCCACCTACCCACAGCCCCTTCCAATCCAACTGCTTAGCAAGGGCCATGGCAGCCCGCGTGTGGTTGGCCTCTATGCCTAGGTCGCATTGGCGATCCACAGTGACGGCTTGCTCAGGCCCCCAACTGTCACGCTTGCGGGCGATAGCCTTTATGCGGCTCCCCTTGGCGTTCGTGGGGCCGAGATAGCGGGTGGTGATACCTTGGCGCATGGCTCAGGCCTCCCTTGCGTGTGTGAGGTAGTGGCGATTGTCTTGGGCGCGCATGATGGCTTCCCGCGCCTTCAGCTTCCTCCACGCCTGCAACTCAGTGATGCCATAACGGAGGGCTTCGCGGCGGACTTGGGGTGAGTAGATTGAATGGGTCATGTGGTACGCTCCCTTAGTTCATCCTAAGGCACGACACTTGCGGCCATGCCTTGAGGGGAAGTGAGGGGCTTAGGAGCGGCGAACCTTGCACCCGGGATAGGTGCGCCTCAGCCGGCGTTCCGTCTCCCTCACCCCAGCAAGCCCCGAAAGGTCTCCCCGGTAGATGCAAGAGGTGTCATCAAAGGAGGTTGCATACTCACGCACCTCAGCGGCTCGGCTGTACGGGTCCCCGCACTGCATGACTTCAAAGAGGCGCATGGCTCAGGCCTCCTCGTCTTCAATGAGGCAGTTGGAACCGTGAACCCACGTCCATTCCTCCCAATCGATGCCCCAAGCCTTGAAGCGCCCGTCAAGGTCCGCCTCAGGTTGGATGAGGAATGAGCCCTCTTGGCTGCCTCCCTCGATGTAGACGCGGCGGGTGTAGCCCTCGGCGATGGCCTGTTGATCCTTGGGGCCGAGCTGTTGGGGCTGGCCTTGGTTGCATATGATGGATGGCATGTGAGGTGCTCCCCTAGTGAGGCCTCATCGTTAGTCCCTGCCAAATCACCCTGTCAAGAGAAAAAGTGAGGCCTCACCACAAATCGATGAAAACCCCATCTGCCGCAGGGACAGACAGGGCCAATGATCGGGAGGCGGTGGAGGTGTGAGGAGGGCCATTCCCCATGGCAGAGACTACCTAGTCCATGACAAAGGGCGGATGTCTGCGGCTTTGCAGGGGGAGGGGCCGGCAAATCAATGCCCGGGAGGGCCGCAGTAGGGGGTAATGGGGGAAGCTGGCGGGCGTTGATAAGCGCTTAGGGGGGTTCAAGTCCGCAGCGAATTATTCCCACTTCCCCCGCCCCAAATGATCCGCCACAATGGAGCCCATGAGAGCCCTCCTCCCCCTCGCCCTCCTCTGCATCTCCGGCTGTGCGACCACTCCGAGGCTTCTGCCCGCGAAGGTCTCCGGGAATGAGGTCTTCGTGGCGGTCTACAATGTGTGGAACGTGCGGGACGCCCTCCCGTATGCGACCCGGCACTGCGCTCAGTATGGGAAGGTCCCCCGGCCGAGTGGCATGGAGGGGATCACAGCCCGGTTCGACTGCGTAAGGGCCGACTGAAGGGGCTACACTTCAACCGCGAGGCTGGAGGTGAGGTGGCGGTAGAGGTAGGACTCGGCCTTCCTCCGCTTGGTGAGACCATTGAGGACCACCAGCTTGCCCTTCACGTGGGCCTTGTTCCATTTGAGGAACTCAGAGGCGGCCTTGTCGAAGTCTCCCGCGAGGTGGGCCTTGAGGAGGGTGCTCTTCGCGAGGTTCGCCAGGCCCGTATTGTAGCTCAGGGAGAGCATGGCCTCGAACTGGTTGCGGGAGGTGGCGGCGGGGCCGAGGAGGTTGGAGAGACCCTGGGCCTTCTCGTAGAGGTCATCCAGGAAGCAGCTCTCAGCCTGGTTCTTCGTCCACTCCACCATCGGCCCCACCTCGGCCCCTGTGTGTCCGTACCCGATAGTCCACTTCCCGGCCGGGCACTGATAGGATCGAAGCCGCAGCTCCTCCCAACCCTTGATAGCCTCTTGGGTGCTCGTGGTGATCGGCCAGCGGGTGGGGCTCAGGGGGCGGGCAGTCACGGTGATGTCCGTCACAGGGGCAGCTCCTTGCCACATTGCGTACAGTGCCACACCTCTTCACCCGTGACGGGCTCCTGGAGGTAGGCATAGGTGTGGTTGCAGGCGGACGTGGGTGGGTGGCGGAGGCAGTGGAGGATGATGACCCCTACCACCACCTGCCAGCCGGCCAGGAGGAACGCCCCCAGCCACACCACCCACGGGACGCCCATCAGTAGCAGGCCCGGAGGTTCGTGGCCGTGGTGCCCGCTGCGAGCTGCGAGAACTGGTAGTAGAGGAACTGGCCCACCGTGGGGGTCTTGAAGGTGATGTCGGCCGTGTCATCCGGCCCCCGCCCAATCACGTCCCCAGCGCCTCCGATGTAGAGGGCAATGCAGGGGCCATCCGGGAAGGGAACGCTGTCCGTGGTCGGGGTGACGGAGCGGGTCGGAGGGGCCAGGATGGAGGCCTTGTCCGTGTAGTCCGGGCGCACCTGGGCGAAGGGGGTCTTGGGCATGGGTAGGGTCCTTTACACGAGGGGACAGATGGAGTGGCGGACGCGGAGGGAGGAGTAGTCCCCCTTGAGTTTCCGCAGGTGAGTGGCCACGAGGAGGGGGAGGCTGTTAGGCTTCTCCCAGTCGATCCCCGAGGCGGTGGTCCCCACATCGTAATCCTCCGAGGGGAGGCAGTGGCGGAAGTAGGGGGACCACTCGGCCTTGCGCTGCTGGAGAGCCTTGGCGAACTGGTCCCAATCGGTGTCCACCATGACGGTCTCATTCAGCTCCTCGTAGAGGAAGGCCGTGTCGAGCCAGAGCCGTTCGAGGGCCTTGATAGGGGCATCTGCTGGGGGGCGGCCGAGGAGGAGCGGCTTACGCATGGAGCACACCCCAGAGGGCTGCACCGGCGAACAGGGCTGGGGAGGCGATGCAGAGCAAGACCGCTACCTCCTCCCACCGCCTACGCATTGACCCGCCCTCTCATCTTCCGCGAGCCGGGCTCCTTGAGGAAGGCCACCAGGGCGTGGATGTCCACGTGCGGGTCCGCAACGGTGACCCCATCGAACTTGAACATCTCGCGGGCCTCGTGTTCGAGAGCCGTGTTGAGAGCCTTGAAGGCGGTGAAGACCACCTCCCCGTCCGTCATGTGCTCCGAGAGCCGCCACTTCCGCCCACACCAGTGCATGGGTTCCCCGGTCTTGGTGTCGAACCCAGAGGGGCATTCGACCCGGAGCCAATACTGCGGAGCCTCCGCATCCCCATCCATGCCTGTGACGAACTCGAAGGCGGGATAGTCGATGCGCTCAACGATGGAGGACAGGCGCTGGAAGTGGGCGGTGGGAGTCACGCTAGGGTCCTATCTGCGGGAGTTGCGGGTGGGGCGTGGTGTGGGCCTCCCCAGCACACGCTCATGGCGATCAAGACCGAAGAGGGGCAGCCCTTGAGCTTTCCTGAGGGCTATCATCTCCTCAGCTTCCCTCTCGATAGCCCTCACCTTACCATCTTCTGAGGCCTTGGCAAGCTGTCTTTGCAGTACCCCCACAAAATGCTTGGCCAGTCCCGCGAGGCTGTCCACCCGGTCATCGAAGGGCACACACCCCTTCTGCTTGGTCATGCGGGTGATTTGGTAGGTGAGGCGGTGGTAGCGGCGCTTGGCAGCTTCGATGTCCTCGTAGTCCACCTCGAAGTCGCGCCTGAGGAGGTCCGCTGAGACTACCAGGCGGTGGTCCGTGGTGAGCGGCTCCAGGGTGGCGACGATGCGCTTCTCCTTGGAGACTTGCCCCACCCGTTCGTCCTCAATGGCTACCGGATGCTGGATGTCGCTGAAGTGCGGCTGGAGTAGCTCCCCGAACATGCCTTGCCCGAAGTTGCTCTCCACCTTCACCGTCTGCACCCGCCACCGCTTGCAGTCCGCAGCGATAGCCTTCATCACGTCCGAGGAGTGGCCGTCTGTGGAGGCCCCTTGGAATAGCACGAAGACACGCCCGAGGAGGCCGGCTCCGATGGTCCAGGTGGTTTCGTCATTGCCCTCACCCGAGGGGTCCACGAAGCAGACAATCTCCTCGGCCGGCACCCAGATGTCCGTGTGGGATGGCGCGTAGAGGTGACTGTCCCCAGTGAGAGCATCAACCTTAATGTCCCAGCGATTAGCTGGCATTGGGTTGTATGTGACTTCACTGGGGAGGAGGAGGTGGGGGTCGGTAGCCTTGGGGGCTCCCAGCTCCATCACCACGAGGTCCCTCAGCTTGAGGGGGTTCCCCTTGCCCACCCCCGCATCCAAGAACATCTTGAACTGCCGGTCGAACTCAGTCTTGCCCCACAGCTTCCTGCGGGCAGCGATGTCCAGCTCAGTGAAGCGGGAGGGCTCGGTGGATGTGCCTGCCAGCTCCGGGTTAGCCTCTAGCCCCTTGGCTATCATGGGGGCGAGGCGGGGGCCGTACTTGACTAGCTCATCCTGCTTGGGGTCTATGGAAGGGGTCGGGTAGACGATGGGGTAGATGCGCAGCTCGAACCCCTTCTCCTCCGCATACTCCTTATAGATGGTGTCCTCTGTCTGGGCTGTCCCTAGGAGGTAGATGGAGCCACCTGGAAGGATGATGGCCCCGAACTCCCCCACCCTCTTCCTCAAGTCTGCACGGGCGGTCTCTGTCTCTGAGGTGTTGGGGGTCTCAAGGTCGTCCCCGATGATAGTCGTGGCGCGCCTGCCGGTAATCTGCCCGAAGATGCCCTCCGAGGCGAAGCTCTCATCCTTGGCCTGGGGAGCCCCCGCCACGTCGAACGCGAGGGCAGACTGCCTCTGGTCGTTCCCGGGCTTCATGTCCGCGAGCCAGTCGAACCCACGCACCATGGAGTAGGCGAAGGTGGCAATACCACCTGCGAACTTGGCCGTGGCGGAGGTCACGAGGATGCGCTCCGTGCGGTCCCTCCTGAGCTTGCACACAGCGAAGGCCGTGGTCACGTAGCTCTTGGAGGCCCCTCGGAAGGCCATGAGGATTTTGCGGTCCCCTTCCCGCGCAGGGTCTAGCCCGATGCCCCCGCTGTCCAGATACTCGCAGAAGTCGTACTGGAGGGGGGTCGGCTGGGGGAGGCCGATGGTCTTCCATGCCTTCCAGAGGAAGTTGGGGAAGAAGTCTAGGAGGTCAGCCACGGATGAATACCTCGGCCGCGTAGAGGGCTTCGGTCATGGCGAGGGCTCGGGCCTCGGACGGGTAGATGTGGGGAGGATTGGTCCTCTGCCTCCACCCGTTCCCAGTTATTGTCCTGACAGGCTCCCCGTCCTTCATGGCCACCCAGCCGATGCTCTTCATGACCCGAACCTCACCACGTTGCCCTCAGGGAAGGGGAACTCCTCCTCGGCCACCTTCTGAGCGGTAGCCCCGAAGTCACCCTTGCGGATGCTGGCGAGGGTCACCGTGTTGTCCGAACAGAGCTTGCGAATAAGCTCCATCTCGGAGGCGCTCATCTCCTTGGCGGTCTCGGGGTCGTCCAGCCTGCGGAGAAGCTCGTTGACAAGGCCCCTGAGGAGGCGGGCTCCGGCGTCACCGCCTGGATCAATGGTGGAGGACGACATAGCGGATGGTCTCCCAGGAGGTGAGGATGAAGAGGATGACGGCACCGCCTCCCAGCATTCGCCCCTGCCAGACTTCCAGAGCCTGGATGCGGAGGTCGTGACTGGCATCGGTTTCGCGCAGGGAGGTGAGCTGGGGGAGGATGGCGGCCATCAGTTGGTCCAGCTTCCCGTTCATCTCACCCACTACATAGTGGAGGGAACTGCTCGGGCGACCACCTCCCCTAGTAGGGTAGCTACCAGCGGTTTGTGCTTCAGACATAAGGGGTTAGCTCCAAAGGGGCTCAGGCTTTGACGACTTCAACGGACAGGGTGGTGGAGGCGAGGTCCACGGCTCCCCCGGTGAGGTTGGAGAGAACCACCGTCACTGTATCGGCAGCCGAGACGTATCCGGTCACCACCAGCCCGCCCGCGCTTATGCCGAGGCCTATGGACCGCACTCTGTCCCCCAGGGCGGCACCCGTCACGGTCACGGTTGTGGTCGTCTGTGAGCCGCTGGCCACGCTCGGCGCATCGTAGGTCTTCGATCCGCGTAGGCGGTGCGCTCCGACCAGGATGTCTTCCATGGTGGTATCGGCATAGGAAATCGCGGTGCCGGCGCTGAGGGGGACTGCCGCTGAGACCAGACTTGACTTGATTACCGTGGGCACAAGCGTGGTGAAACCGATGAAGGCTCCAGGCGTGGGCGATCCAGCGGTACGGTAGAACACAATCGACCCTTTGCCCGTCAGATGGGTGACCAGCCCGGACCCGCTATTGAACATGCCCCCATTGAGGTAGCGCACAGCCTTGCCGGCCTGCATCGGCCCGGAAATTTCGTAGGGAGCGATGCCCCCGCGCAGGGGATAAACATCGATGTTCGCCACGTCCGCGTTGGCTGAGGCATAGGCGGTGAGGCCCCAGAACGGGCCTTCCAGTCCGTATTCCGTCCCAGGGTCCCCCATAGGGATTTGTACCGTGACCGGACGCGAGGCCCGGTAATCAACCATCGCGTATTCGCGGAAGGAGGCTGCGGTTCCTGCCCCCACGGTCTGCGAGTTGTTGACGGTATAGACCCCGCCTCCTGTTTCTCCGGTGATCTTAGTCCCCGCCGAGATGCCGTTGCCCAGCACTTCAACGCCAGCATGAAGCCCGGTTTGGCCGCTGGCGAGAGTCATGGTGGTGCCGGCAATGGTTACCGTAGTGGGAGCGCAGGCCGCCCCATCATAGTCGAGCAACATGCCGCCGTTGACATACATCGCGCCGGGGAACTGGCCACGCAGGCGAACATGACCCATGGCATTAAGGACGCCATCCGCACCGCCATCATCGTGTACGTACCAGGTCAACCCACGCGGGGCGAGTATGTAGGGGTCGCGGACGGTGACTTGCGAAGCCTGGACCGAGTAGAAGACGGGAACGCCCGAAAGCGCCGTGGCGGTTAGCTCTATGGTGGGCTTGTCGATGACCACGTTCTCGCAGAAGCTCTCTGCAAAGATAAACGAGCTCTGGAGGTCACGGGCCACCGGGTTCTTGATCGAGACATTGATACAGTTCGACAGGTTGAACATGCGCCCGAGGCTGGCCTGAGCGCGCCCATTCTTGTTGCCCAGGAGAACCGGATCGTTGATGACCACATTCCGGCAGAATTGGAGCAAGCCAAGCAGGCCCGTGCCCGCATCACCCGTGCCATATGCGTCGAGGTTGGCGCGGATGTTGTTGAAGCGCAGGTTCCGCCCGCCCTGGAACCACACGACGCCCTCCACCGAGGCATTCGAGGCAGTGTCACCTACGAATACCAGGTCATTGACCTCCACGTTATCGCCATCGGTGAGCGCGTAGATCGCCCTATTGACGCCTGTGCCTCCCACCGCTGGGACCGCAACCGTCGAGCCATTAGCGAGGGTGTAGGTGGAGGCGTAATTCAGGGGGATGGGGCGGGGGACCGTGGCGTCAATCGTGATCGTACTGCCCACGATGGCGGTGATCTTGACCGCCTGCCCCCACATCGGTTCGTTGTTGTCCCACGGGTTATGCCCGAGGCGCACGAGGATGAACTGCCCGACAGACAACCCCACTGTGGTGGTCACGGTGAGGGTGGAGGTGGGGCCGGTGATGTCAGCGGAGACGTAGGCAAGGGGCGAGCTGGTCGGGTATGCCGAGCCGAATACCACTACAGAGCCGGAACACTTCAGCGTAGCTCCGTTGAAGTCCCACGCGAGGTTGTTGCCAGGCGCAATCCGGGCCGAGGTGCGGTAGGTGCGTCCCTTGGTAAACCCGATGCGGCCGGCTGCGATGGCTACCGCGTAGGTGCGGGCTGCGTCGATTGCGGCCAGGTCGTCCGCAGCTCCATCGCCCGTTGCCCCAAGCGCATCCACGAACACGGTCCCGCTGGCGTCCGGCATGAGGCGGAAGTAGCGCCCATTGGCAGTGACCTTGCAGGCCCGGGGGTTGGCGGTGGCGAGGCTGAGGGTGGCCTGAGCATCCGCCACATACCATGCCTCCCCCTTCCCCGTTGCGGCATACCCCGAGGTGCGAATGAGGTCGGTTCCCGCAGGGATGGTGAGGCCGGCGATGTTCGAGAAGAGACCCACCGCCATGGCATTGCCGCCCGGATCGCCCTTGAGAGCCCCCAGCCCCTGCCCCACAGGATCGCCCGTGACGGGATCGAAGATGAGTATCTGGCCTTTGCGGGCGTTCTTGGCGGGAAGCTCCGAGACCACCTCGCCCACAGGAGCCCGGAGAGCGCGGTTCGTGGTGCGGGTCACCCCGTCCTGGTAGGTATCCGCTGCCTCCTGCTGGAGATAGAGGAGCTGGAGATCGATGCGGTTCTGGGCTCCGGCCGTGAGGGTGCCCCCCGAGAGGAGGTCCACGGTGGAGGGAGTGCTGCGGATAAGGTGAACGTCGGTCCCGTTGTGGGTGGCCGTCATCGTAATGACGCCCGCAGAGGTCCAGTTGTAGTCCACCCCCGCAACCAAGGCCGTAGTGAGGAGGGGGTCGGTGTTGAGGGCCGCTGAGTAGACCCCCACGTGCTCCTTGGCGAGGTACGGGAAGGTGACCGGGAACACGGTCTGCCCACCAGATACAGCCGGGTAGATGACGCGGGAAAGGAAGGTCATGGCAGGGTCCTACTTCTGGAGGGCTTGGAGGAGGTCACCGGAGGCCCCCGAGGTGATCTTGTCGGAGAACTGCGAGGGGTCGATACCGTGGGCGTCATAGAGGGCCGGGTTGTTCACCAGGTCATCCAGAGGGACGGTCTTCAGGTACGCGTCATTGCGCTGCTTGGCGGCGGCTGCGGTGAGGTACTTGAGGGCGATGGGCGAGGCGTCTGCCACCTCCGCCTTGATAGCCCCCGAGTAGCGGTGGAAGATGGCCCCCACCAAGGCACCCCGGCTCTGGTCACCTAGCGAGGTCACCGCCTGCCCGCTGTCCGCGTCCACCGCGTCCTTGTACTCCTGAGACTTGAACAGGTCGGCCAAGGCCTCCTTCAGGGTCATCCCGTCAATCCGGTACGTGGCCCGGGGCTGCACGAGGTGGGAGTAGAGGCTCGCCCCATCCTCCAGCTTCACGTCCTGGGCGTTCCCGAACCCGAACAGCACACTCCGGGGGTCGGCCCCTGCCGCGTACCCAGTGGCCTGATAGAGGCGGCTCAGTTCGTTGAGGACCGGCTCATCCTTCCACGTGGCGACTGGGGCCATGGTGACCGGGAAGACTGCCTCCCCGAGGGTGTTGTTGGGGCGGTTGACGGGCTCCCCGAGGACGTTCCTCATGGGCTCCAGCTCTTGGGACATGCCGGGTATGATGGCCTTTACGTAGTCCTCCCAGCCCCGCTTCAGCCTCACATAGGGGTCCGTGGTGTCCACCCCGAGGGTCCGCAGGAGGCCACTCGCGGGGACCATCCCTCCGACAATCTGCCCGGCTATGCCCTCCACGATCCGCCCGGGGTCCTGCGTGGGGATGTCCCCGAGGGTGAGGAGCTGGGTGGCGGTGCGCATGGAGGCCTGGTCCTTGAACCACGTGGCCAAGGCTGCGGTGGCGGCGAGGGCTGTGTTGGTCTGCTCGCCCTGTTCCAGCTTGTGGTAGACCGAGAAGTCCGAGATGGAGGCGGGGATGGAGAGGAGGCCCCCGAGGATGTCGAGCTTGCGGTAGCTCACCCACGTATCCCCGACCCGGATCGAGTACGGCTGGTGGGTCTGGCTCCAGACGGCCCGGTCCTTGGGGTTCTGGGGACCGCCCCCGGTGAGGAGCCCCGCCTGGTTCATCAGGTAGCCGGCCGAGAGGAAGGCTGCCCCGAGGAGGGTTCGCCCGTGGGCCTCGGCCTGCGCCACCGCTCCGTTCTCGCCCGCAAGGTCGGCCACGTGGGTGTTCATCACGGGGAGCAAGTCCAGCCCGGGGATGCGCTTCAGGGTCTCGCCCAAGGCGTTCGCCGGAACGTTGAACACGGGGAGGATGAACCGCATGACCGGGTAGTCGTGGCGGAGGGACTGGATGTAGTTCCCGAAGCCCTTGGTAATGGACCCGTCCACGCTGAGCTGCCCGGTGAGGGTGGTACGCTCGGCCGCGTCCAGGATGCCGTGATTGGTGGCAGCCCCCGCCTCATCCACCGCCCCCTTCAGAGTCTGGGCCACGTACTGGTGGAAGGCATCACCCTCCAGCCCCTGCCCCGTAGCGTCCACCATGGCGCGCAGGCGGGCCTCGCTCAGGTAGGTGAACCGCTTGGCCATCTCATCCAGGCCGGCATTCACGCGGGCGAACCCCTTGGGGAACACGTTGATGAGGTTGCCGAGGGCGTACTTCCAGTTGGGGTCTGCCCCGGCTGCGTTGAGGAGGTTGGCGTTGTAGGGGCCGAAGGAGATGTTGGCGTCCCGCACGGTCCCACCCCCACCCAGCACCGTGTGGTTCTCCTGGAAGGCTTGCACCCCGTAGCGGAACACATCGGCAATATCCCCGACTGTCCGCATGAGGGCCACAGGGGTGTATTTCGCGGTGGCTGCGAACTGGGCTCGCTCGGCTGCGGAGATGGTGGGATCGAGGGAGAGGACGGCTGCCCCGCTCATCTTCTCCAGCGACCGCAGCGTGTTGATGAAGGCCGGCCCCACGAGGTTGAGCATCACGGTCTTCGGCGCTGAGAGGATGCTGGCGGTGAAGAAGTTGGCGAAGGAGTTGGCGAGGTAGTGGCCCGAGGTGGGGACTGTGAGGGTGCCCTGGAGCAAGTCGCTCTGAAGCTCGGGGTTGCCCTTGGTCATGCCCCACAGGTCGAAGAAGTTGGCCATCTCCTCGCGGGTGGACGGGAGGGGCGGGATGGAGCGCTCGGCATTGAGGCCCTGCTGCTGGGCGATGCTCTCCCCGCGTGTCACCGCCTGGAGGTACGCCTCGGAGTTGGGCAGGGAGAAGACCCGGAGAGCCCGCCCCACGCCCACCTTAGCGGACTGCACGAGGGAGTTGATGCGCTGGACGTTGTAGATGGCCTGCCCCACCTCCTTCACCATGTCATCGGACGCAGTGCTCCAATCGACCCCGGCCCCATGGAAGGTATCCACGGTGTCTGCGGCTTGGCGCTGGACGGTGCGGAGGAGGGCGATGGCCCCTTCAATGTTCCCCTCAGGGCCGGCCATCTGGGAGGCCAGGGCGTGGAGAGCCTCGGGGTCGTTCACCCCAATGTCCTTCGCGGCCTGGTTGGCAGCGGCCCACATCGTGGCGTCGCTCTTGGGGGCTACTCCGGGGAGCTGGCGCACGAGGGCTCCGAGGAGGCTCATCGTGTCGGGGCCGTCTCCGAGGTTGCCTAGGCGGAAGGCTCCGAGGGTGGGATGCTCGGGGGTGGTGGGGGTCACGTCCACGGCCCGCCCGTTGCTCTTCTCCACCTCCGCCCGGAAGTGCTGCACCTGAGCCTGTAGGTCCTCAAGGCCAGCCCGGGAGATGGACCCCACGGGCTCACCTGCGGGGGCCTCCGGGGTGCCTTCCGCATGGAGCGGGATGGGCATGTCTCCCTCAGGCGTCGGCCCGAGATGCTCCGCCCCTGCCACGGGGGTGCGGTTCCCCGCCATGTCCGGGTGGGTCCATGCGGTGGCGGGAGCCCCGGGGGTTCCTGGGGTGGCATCTGCGGGGGTGCCGGGTACGGGGTCCGCTGGGCCGGTGCCTTCGGGGGTCACTGCGGGGCTGGTGTCGGTAACCTCGCCCACGAGGCCCGGCTCTTCTGCGGCCACCGCTTCCCCAACCTTAGAGGCTTCCTTGCCGAGGAGCTTGCCGGCGAGGGCGCTCACCCCGCTGATTACCGGGTGGAGGACGGAGGCGACTGCGCCCCCCATGATGCCGTACTCGGCCGCCTTCGCTGCACGATCCCCGAGGCCTTCCCCAGAGCCCGCCCCATAGGCTGCCCCTTGGAGAGCCCCCGCGCGGGCCACCTGGAGAGCACCCTCTGCCCCTGCCCCGGCTGGCACGAGGAACGCCCCCGCCACCTGTCCCCCGTGGAAGGCATAGGGGTGCGCCTCAGCGTCTGCCTTCTGGAGGCCCCGCTCATAGGCGATGTTCGCGGCGAGCGTGTCGGAGAAGGACTTGCCCGAGGACCAGTAGCTGGTGGCATCCGACCCGGCCGTAGCCCCGAGGGTTTCGAGGAGGCCGGTGGCTTCGTCCAGCGTCCCGAAGGTAGCCGTATCGAGTACGCCCGTAAGGGCTGAGCCAAGGGTGCCCTCGGGCTTCGCTGCGGGTTCGGCCGGCTGGGCGGGCTGCTGGGGCTGAGCCTGCGGCTGCATCCTCATCGGGTCGTTGAGCTGCGCCATGAGGTTGTCGAGGTCGTCGGGCATGGGTTAGTACCCCTGGTCAGCTTGTGGGTGGGTTTTGAGAAGGTCGCCGGGAGCGGGCCGAGGTGGGGCCGGCTGCCCTCCCCTCTTCGCCAAGGTCCGCTGGCCGTGGGCAGCTACAACCTGCCGGGCAACAACCACCGCCCCATCGTATTCCCCGGGGTGAGCCGCGAGGTAGGCCCCCATGGCGTCCGTGATTTGCTTGCCCACCCGCTGCCGCTCGAAGTCCCCGATGGGGCGGCCCGTGATGGACTGGTAGTTCTGGGCAGCGAGGCCGGCCAGGTAGGTGGATTGCTGCTTGAGCTGGGCGTAGGAGTGGACGTGGCTGGGGTCCGCTGCCTCCCTCGCCCTCTTCTCCCGGGCATCCGCGCGAGCCTCCCCTTCGAGAGCCCTAGTGCGGGAGAGCGCGCGGGAAACCATGGAGGCTCCATCGCTGCCGGAGATGTCCCCCCGGAGCACCGCCTGCCCTACCTTATGCTCGTACCCCACGGAGTACCCGTCCCGCTCGCCCTCTGTGGCAAGGTCCAGGATGGACTTCCCGAAGTTCGGGTCCGCCTCGTGGATGCGCATCTTGTTGGTCATCACCCCGGCCGAGTCCGTGGTGTTCTCGTGGAGGATGTTGAGGGCGGCCCCAATCTCCTGCGGCTTGTACCCCTGCCCCGCCAGCTCCTTCACCAGCGAGGCCGTGTCGTAGTGGCCCAAGAGGAGGTCCGTGCCGTGGGTCCCGTAGAGGTAGTTCATGGCGTCCTGCCCTGCGGACTGGAGCTGGGCTCGCTGGGTACGGACCCGGGCGGTAATCTCGAACTCCTGGGCCTGCTGGATGCGGTAGCGGGCGGTGCCAATCTGTTCGGCCTGCCCGGAGATGTCGAAGAGGGCGGGTCCTCGGGCGATGACTGGGGGCGCGGGAGGGGCGTCTGCCGGGGGCGCATTGAGGGCCTGGGCCACCTGAGCCACGGCACCCTCCCCCTGCGCAGCATTGCCCTGAGGGAAGGCCACCGACTGGGGGTTAACGTCCTGCCCGTTCACCTTCGTGCGCCAGTGGACGTGCGCCCCTGTGGAGTGTCCTGTGTTGCCGCTGAGGGCAATCTGCTGGCCCGGGGTCACCTGGTCCCCGACCTTCACGGTTGCCGCTGAGAGGTGGGCGTAGGAGGACACAAGGCCATCCCCGTGGTCGATCTTCACGAAGTTACCCGAGCGGGCATCGTGGCCTACTTCCAGCACGGTCCCGACCCCGGGAGAGACCACGGAGGTTCCCTCGGGGACGGCCAGGTCCAGCCCGTGGTGAATTTCTCCGTCCGCGCGGCGCGCGCCGTATTCACCCATCCGCACGGTCACGCCTTGGACGGGCATTCGGTGGGCCGGAGGCAACGCGGCGGTGGCGAGCTGGGGACCCTGCGGGGACGGAGCTGCTTCCCCCTCCTGACGGAACGGGCTCAACCCGGCATCCACCCGCTTGGCCGCGAACGCCTGAGCCTTCTGGAGAATTGACCGGGGCATGTCCTTGAGGAAGCCTGGGTTCTTCTCCTGGTCGGGGTCGTGGGTCATGAGATAGTCCATCTCAGAGGGCGTGAGCCCCGGGACCATCAGCGGTATCTCCATCTCCTTCCCGTGGATTTCGACGCCCACGGATATCTCAGAGGACACTCCCCCGTCCGGGCGCTTACGCAGCCCCAGCCACCCGAGGCCCTTGTCCGAGCCGTCCGCGCGCTTCGCCCACTGGGACCTGTCTCCAGGGCTCGCAACGGGGTAGGCCGAGTATGGGTCAAACGGCTTGGGGTGCTGGTCACCGCCACTCCCGAACGGCCCGTCCAAGACTGCCTTCCCGTCCAGCCCGATGGCCTTTGTCAGGTCAACCAGCCCGGGATTGCTCGTGCTGGAGGCGGCCGAGATGATCGCCTGGGTGGCCATGGTGTGCCACTCCTGCTCCGTCCCGCCTGTGCCCACGAACATCTGGTGCGCGGGCTCCATGGCGTCGATAGCTTCTTGGGCCGTGAGCACCCCGCCCTTCGCCTGGGAGATGTTCTTCAGGGCGTCCGCTGCAAGGGCCGAGTTGTTCTGCGCCCGCTCGGTGACAATGCGGTGCTGGTTCGAGGCAAGGTTGCTCTGGAGGGTCTGCTGGGTGAACTGGGCCTCCACCGGGGCGAAGCCGGCGATGGCGTCCTTCCCCGTGTAGTCCTGCGCGATGTGCGCCACCCCTTCCCGCCACTTCTTCTCGAAGGCTGCGGGATCGTTCTGCTCGCCCCACGAGGCGCTATCGAGTTGGAGCTGCGTGAGGGCGGACTGGGAGCGGATCGCCGCCCCCTCCTTCGCATACGCCTCCATGTACCAAGGGTTCTGGGTGGGCGAGAGCTTCCCTGCCCGCACCGCATCCGCCAGCACCTGCCCCTGGGTCATCAGGGCATCCTTGTGCGCCTGCGCCCGCTGCTTCTCGGCCTCATTGACGGCGATGCCCTGAAGCGTCTCCCCGATGACCGGCGTTGCGGACTTGAGTGCGGAGGCGAGCTGGAGGGCGGAGTTGGTCTGCGGCGCTTGGTAGCGGTCCCCGGTGTCCCGGGCTTGGACCAGTACGCGGTCCCTCTGGAGGGGGTCGGTGGAGGTGGCCATTTACTTGCCCGCCTTCTTGGCTGTGTTGGTGGCGTTCACCCCGCTCATGATCGCGGAGCCCACCTGGAGCCCGACCCCGAGGACCGATGCCTTTGGAGCGCTCGCAATGGACGTATCCCGGGTGATGGCCGCCCCTCGCATATCCTCAGCGAGCTGGGCACGGGCGTTCGTATCGTTCAGGTCCGCAATGGACTGGTTGCGGCCACTCCCGAACATATCCGCATGGAGGGCGCTGGCGATGGTGGCCCGGCCCAGCCCCTGCTCTGCGGCCGAACTGGCGATGGCACCCTGGGAGCGGGCAGCCGAGATAGCCGTGTCCTCGGCCGTTTGGCTCTTCTCCTGATCGAGCTGCAACGCCTTCTGCTGGGTGAGGTCGGAGGCCTGGGCGTAGTTGAGGTTGGCGGCTTGGCGGGTGGCGTTCGCCAACTGGTTCTGGCCGATGGTCTGCATGACCACGTTTCCAACCGAGAGGGCGGCAGTCATTGCGCCAATGGTTATCGGGTCACACATTGATGAGGTCTCCGAGAGGCTTCACAAAGAACGGGATGTAAGGCCTTCCTTCCCAGATGACGGATTGCTTGTCAAGGAAGGTGAAGCACTTTGAGGCGCGAAGCCACGCGATAACCCTCTTGTTACCCTCCCACACCACGTTACTGAGGGGACGCTTGGCATCCTCCACCACTGCGCGGATTACCTGAGGGGTTAGCTTGAGGAGGCGCTTCTGTTCGCCCCGAGTGAGGTCCACCCAGACGGACCAGATGGAGCCGGCCTCCGTCCACCCGAACGCGCCGAGGATTGGCCCATCGTGGTAGCCCACGGCCCACGCCTCTCCGGGCTCTCTGAGTGCCGTTGCAAGGGCAGCCGCTGGGTCCGATCCGTGGGCGATGAGGTCCATGCGGTCACCCTCGCAGACCAACGGGGCGAGGCGCTCGCAGTGGTGCGCGGCAAGGGGCTTCATCCACAGGGGCTTGGCGGAGTCGTCCATCACAGCCTCCGCGCCTTGGGGTTGAACTCCCCGCGCCACTCGTAGCCCAGCACCTGGTGGCCTGTGTGGGAGTCGTTGACGAACTCGATATAGGTCTGGTCGTTCTCGCCCATGAGCGGGACCTGGAAGACGCCCTCGGCGGACGGCGGGCTATCGTAGGCGCTCGCCGGGTCATCGTAGCGGTAGCCGTTGAACTCGTAGGTGCGGGTGGGCCGCCCCTTCGCAGTCACCTCCACTCGCAAGTACCCGGTCTTGGCCAAGTCGATTGCGAGCCTGCGCAGGGACAATCTCCCCGAGCGGAGGGGGGTGCCGTCCTGTGACAGGGCATAGAGCCGGGTGAGGCCGTGGCGGGCCTTGTAGGGGTAGCCGAAGAACATCGGGCAGGCGGACCAGTCCCCTTGGAGGAAGAACTGGTTGGCGTTGAGGGTGCCCGTCTGGTCGGCCGCTCGCGGGATCACGTAGCCTTCGGGCCAAGAGGGCAATGCCCCTCCGCTCAGGCCAACCCCGCCAACTCCCCCCGGAGCTTGCACCACAGCGAGCGTCCCCGAGGTGACTGCGTAAGGGAGGGTTATGCGGGTGCGGTTGGTGACCGACTCATAGCTGACTACCGCCTGGGCGTTCGAGGCGCGCATGTCGAGGTAGGTCAAGGTGAGAGCCGTAGTGGCCGGGTCCCTGAGGTCGGGGGCAATGTCCAGCATCACCACTGCCGCCTGCGACCCTTTGCACACTAGGGCGTACAGCCGGGTGTTCTTGAACCACAGGCCGCCCAAGGTGTACCCCGAGGGCAGGGACCAGGTGAGGAATGCGTTCTGGACCCGCTGCTTGTCCCGGTAGCGGAACAGGTGGGGGTAGATGGCGGTGTCCCCGCTCTTGCCGTACACGATGGTATAGGCCACCGGGCAATTCGCCACGCGGTCCACGGCTGCGGGCACATAGCGGGGGACGCTCTCGCTGAGGTCGTCTGCGCCCGTGGTCCCATAAATCTTGTCCGTGGCCATCTCGTAGATGGTCGAGTAGTTGTCCCCGTGCGGGGCCACGAAATAGATCTTCCCGTTTGAGGCCTGCGGCCGGGCGGTCTTGGAGAACTCGTAGGTGGTGAGCACGTCCACCTGCCCCGACTTGCTCGTGAGCCCACCGCCTGAGGACGTGATGGCGAGCTGGACGATATCCGCGAAGACCACGAGGCGCGTGTCCAGCGTGATCGCGTAGCGCTGGGTGGAGCGGTTCGGGTACGGGTTGATGAGGGAGATGGGGTCGGAGTCCACCACCGTGGAGAGGGTCTTCGGGTAGAGCCGGAAGAGGTCGTCATCGGCCGAGAGCGTCACCCCCTCCCCCGAGACCACCGCCAACCGCCCCTTGTGGAAGCTCAGGTCGGAGACGGACTGGCCCACAAAATCGGGGTCCGGGGCAAGCAGCTCATTGCCTGTCTGGCGGGATTTCCACCCGAGCACGTCCAGCTTCCACCCGCCCGAGTAGTAGAGCCCCACAGGCATGGTGGCGGGATCAAGCCCGAGCTGAGCCCCCGGAGCGAGCACCTCCTGCCACACCCCCGTGCCCGGCCCTGCGGTCTGCTGGTACTGGACATAGAAGTCGTCATCGGCCGTGGCGGACTGCTGGGCAATCTTCACGGTGAACCCAATGGGGGCTTTGATGGGGAGGTCGGAGAAGCGCTGGACGGACTCCTTGATTGCCGTGAGGGCCTGCCCGCCCTGCCCATCCGTGACGGTGACCGTGAAGTCTCCGCCCGTGGTCCGCACCAGGGAGATGACCCCGCCCACGCGGCTGAGGGTGAACCCTTGGCTGGCGAGTGCGTTGAGGTTTCCCGAGATGGAGGCGCTATCGAGGGTCGTGTAGGAGCCCGAGAGGAGGGCCGAGGCGATGGCGTCCGCATCCACCCAGTTGGTGTCCGGGGCGTTCGATCCGTTGGGGGTCACCAGCGCGACCGTTACGGGGGTTCCACCAGCGGGATTGACCGTGACCGTGTAGGTTCGGCCGTAGGAGGACAGGCGCACCCAGAGCATCGCCTCGGGCGGACGGGTGGCGCTGATTTGGGGGACGCCCGCAGTGCGCAGGATGTCCACCGTCACCTTGCGGTTCACGATGAAGGTGTAGTCCTCCACGGTGAGCACGGAGAGGTCGGTCTTGGGGTCCGGGTTGCCGGAGTTGAGATAGGCTTGCGCTGCGGACTGGATCGTGATGGCCTGCCCTGCGAGCCCCCCTCCCGAGTAGCCCACGGGGAAGCCGGCCATGGAGTAGAGCCGGGGCACAACGGTCCCACCCTCGTTGGTTACCGTGACGATGTAGTCCGTCCCGTCTGCCCGCTGGATGTGCTCGAAGAGACCGTTGGTGCTCCCCGGGTGCCCGCTGAGGATCGCCTGGAGCATCCACGGGGGGCGCTTCGTCTGGCCCTGCGGGATGGCCGTCATGCAGTCCACGAGAAGTTCGGCCTGCTCGGGTTGACGTGCGAGGGGCGGGGCTTGGGAGACGCCGCCGTAGGGCGCTGGGATGTAGCCCGAGACTTCCATCAGTTGGGCCTCCGGCGCAGGCGGCCATTCACCCGGTAGTTCACCTGAGCGTTGCCCGTGATGCAGTTGGTCTCCTCGGCCTCATCCTCCTTGTGGCCGCACTCAGCGCGCGCCTCCTCCACCGCAGAGTCCAGGATGGCATTCACCCCGGGGCTGGTCTGGATGCGGGCCTGGTACTGCTGGGCTGCCCAGATGGTGATGTAGCGGCGGGCTACCTCGGGCAGCTCCTCCCAGTCCAACCGGAGCACCATGTCCACGTAGACCGCATCGGTGAACGTGTAGGTGAGCTGGGTTTGGTTGTAGAGCTTCCGCCCCCGCTCCACGATCCTGTCAGTAGCCCCCGGGGGATACGCGCGAACCATGCTCAGGCAGTTGGTGGGGAGGTAGACGGAGCCGTCCGAGGTGGGGACCAGCGGGACATTGAACTCCCGGTTCCACGGCCATCCTCGGGTCTGCACCGCGCGGTCGAACTCATCCAGGCACTGCGAGGCGGCGGCAACATCCACGGCCTCGGCGGTGTCTACCGAGTTGACCGGAGCTTCCCCGATGGCCTGAAGGAGCACGTTCACTGCGTCCAGTCGGTTGGACATAGAGGGGGGTAGCGTGAGAGTGCTCACGGCGAGGTCTCCTCGGGGTATGGCTAGAAAGGGTCCCGGGATTTGGGGCAGGCTCCCGGGCGGCCTGTGGGCTCGGAGAGGGGTGGTCCTCCCCCGCAGCCGAGGTTTACGAGTTGGCCAGTTCCACACCCGCTTCCGGGCGCAGCGAGCCATGGCCCACCAGGTACTTGCCGACCATGAGCGTACCCTGGCGGCGGATGTCGTAGGCGCTCTCGGAGGTCACGTCCTGGAGCTGCACGGTGCCGACTGCCGACTTGTGCTGCACGAGGCCGTAGGTCTTCGAGAAGTCCGCGCGGCGGCCGGCCGGGATATCGGTGTTGGCCGAGTCGTTCGCGTTCGGCAGGTTGTTCGTCTTCACGATTTCGATGTTGTTGATCGTGTTGACGTTGCCCTGCTGGATCGAGCCGTTGGTGTGCTCCAGGTTGATGTCCCGGTTGATCGGCTTCTCGGACATGACCACAAGGGCGTACTGCACCGGACGGAGGAAGGCCGAGCGTCCATCCTGCGGGATGTCCTTCGTGTCGAGCGTGATGCCTGCGTTGAAGATACCCTGCCACAGCTTGGTGCCATCGGTCGGGTAGTTGGCATCCACCGCCACCGTACCTCCCGAGATATCGTCCAGGATGGCCGAACCACGCGCGTTCAGGATGGCCACGCGGCCCACGTTCTGGTCGTAGGTACGGGCCAGCGCCTGGCCGATTTCGTTCGAGTAGATCGAGCGGACATCGTAGTGGTTCATCGCTTCATCGATGTTGGAGATGAAGGCCGGGGCCACGAGGAGGTCGTCAATGGTGATGATGCGCTCGCCGGCCCGGATGGTCTGGCCGATGATTTCCGTGCCCGGGGTGTGGTAGGCCGCCTGGGCGAGGCCGGTAGCCGGGAACTGGGCCGACTTGCCCGAGCCGATGACCCGAACCGTATGGCGCGGGCGGAAGGCCGATACGCGGTCGAAGGCGGTGAGGACTTCACCGGAGAAGACCTTGAGGAAGAGAGCTTGAACATCGCCGGCCGCATTGATTTGGCCCAGACGTGAGGGGGTTGCATTCGCCATGGGAGGCACCTTCTGCTGTATGCCCCGGAGGGCGGGTTATCCCGGGTGTTAGCCGGAAGGGGGTGGTGAGGCTTCAGTAGTTGGAGCGGGAAATCTTATCGATGACCCGGTTGCGGAAGGCCTCATCGCTGGCATAGCGGGGGTCTGCCTGATCGCGCTTCTGCTCAGCGAGGGAGGCGTATCCGGCTTCCTGCGTGGAGGCCTTGTTGACCGTGTTGCGGGTGAGGTCCTTGCCCTGCGGGCCGTTCCCCTCCGCCTTCCAGCGATCCACGAACTTCTGCTGAAGAGCGAGGGCCGCGTCCTTGTTGCCCGAGGCGTAGGCGTCATTGAGGGATTTCTGCTCACCGGCAGTCATCCCATCCACGCTCCACTGCTGGAACTCCGCGTAGCCTTCCGCCCCACCAGTCTGCCCGTGGAACTCGGCCACAGCGGCTGCCGCTTGGGTCTGCTCATTGGCGGCACCCGCGAGGTACTGGCGAACCATGTCCTCCGAGACCCCGAACTCCGCCGCAGCCTTGGCCACGCTCTCATCGCTGAGGGTGCCAGACTCGGTGAACTCCGCGTTGAACGGCTCCAGCTTGGCGGCCAGCTCCGGGGAAAGCTCGGGGGCCTTCTCCTGCTGGCCCTCTTGCTGCTCACCCTCTTGGGCCTGGGGCGGAGCAATCTTGCCGGCCGCCACGTCCTGCCCGTACTTCTCCCAAGAGTCGTACCCTTCCGGGAGCTGGGGAGCGGCGGGGGCCGAGGGGGCTTCCGAGCCGGTGACCTGGGCAGGCGGAGTGTACCGCTGAACCCCACCCGGCAGCTCCTGGTGGCCCGAGGCTTCCGGGTTGGTGGCAATGCCCGACCCTTCGGGGTGACCATCAGGGGCACGGAGGAACCGGCCAGCCTTGCGCTCCATGAGGGTCATGGTCGAGGCGATGAGAAGAAGGCGCTTCATGCTGGGGTCTCCTGAGGTTCTGCTTGCTGAGGTGAGGTGGCAATCTTTGCTGAGGCCTGCGTATCGGCAACCTGAGTGCTCGTCAAGTTGTTTCCGAGTTGCTTCATGGCCTCAGGTCCCAACTGGGCAATCATCGCCTGCTGCTGGGCCTGCTGCTCCATCTGCTGGGCTTCTTCTTCGGTGGGGATGAGGCCGTCCGTGCTAACCCCCAGCGCATTCGCCCGGCGCTTGAAGTAGGTGCGGATTGCTCGGGGGCCGAGGGCCTGGGCCACTGCCTCGGGGCCAAAGAGTTGCTCGGTTCCCTTCAGAAGGTTGTCCAGGGCGGTGAGCATGGCAGACCGGCCGAGGGCAGCGAGGCCTCCGAGGATGGTCATCTTCACCGTGCCCTTGGGGAGCGGCTGCACCCGCTTGGTCCGCATGAGGGCGGCCAGCTTGAGGCGGGCGTAGGGGGTCTGATAGGAGACCACGAGCTGGGAGTAGATGGAGCCGAGCTGGGATTGCAGCTCTTCGATGTCGGCCCGGATTTCCTCCGCCGTCACCCGCTCGCCCTGTCTCCGGGACCCCACGAGGAAGGCCTTGTTGAGGCGGCCCTCGGCCTTGTCCACCACGTATTGCTGGCTCTGGAAATCCGCCCCCTTGTTTGTCAGGAGCGTGGTCACATCCTCGGCCCGGCCCGTCAGCACCGCCCCATTGGCAGCCTCCGCCACGGCCTTCTTCGAGGTGAGCCCCCCGGGGTGGACGAACTGGATGAACCTGGCGATGGCCGCCGAGCCTTCGGTGATGGTTTGGGTTCCGCCCTCCACCGTCTGAAGGTCACCCTCGTACATCTCCACGTAGGAGCGCCCGTAGTCTTCCCCGTCGAGGAGGATGAAGGGGACGAACAGGTAGTCCAGCGCCTCGGGTTTGAGGTAGCGTTCGCACTCCTCGCACTCGATCCCGTAGACCTCCTGGGTGATGTGCCACATGCCATCCCGCAGCCGGCCCCACGTGTAGACCATGATGGTGTCTTTGGGGGTGGCGTTGCGGGGATTGTACCCCTTGAGGAGAACCTGCTGCCGGAGCGGCTCTTCCAGGGTCTCGAAGGAGAGCGGGTCCTCAATGCAGAACTCGATGAGGTTGCCGGAGGGGTCCCGCTTCACGCAGTAGCGATCAAGGGAAATCCCGCGCATGGTGCCGTCCGGGTAGAACTGGAACCCGTGGTTGCCGCCTACGAGGAGCTTGAGGGAGGCGATGCTGAGGTGCCCTCGGTCCCCGTCCTGGTCCATGCACTCGGCAAAGTCCTGCCCCACCGCCACCAGCCCCGCGTCTATCTGCGCAGAGAGCACCTCCCGCTGGGCAGGATCGGGGATGGCGCGGAGGTCGGCCTTGGTCTTGGCGGACTGGGTGAGGATCATCGGGGGGATGCCGGCCGGGAACAGGGCATCGGTGAGCTTCGGCCCGAGGTTGGTGAACACGAGGAAGGACCCGAGGGTATTCCAGGGGACCATCTCGGAAGAGGCTCCCAGCTCACCCACCGGGCGGAACAGGTAGGGGACCGTGACTTCGGACATCCTGCGCGCACGGACCAGGAAGGGGTCACGATCAGACCGCATCCGACCGTATGCCCCGGCTGCCGTGCCTGCATTGTCTAGGGCCTGATCGGCTGCGGTCTCACGTTCCATGCGTTAGGCCCCCTTGTTCGCGGCAGAGCCCACGCGCAGAGCGAGACGCCCAACGGCACCTCTCGAAGCGGGGGCGGTTGCGGGACCTACCGCGAGGGCATCAGCGCCTTGGGCGGCCGGTGGGGGAGTGGCGGCCGGGGGATTGATCTTGGGTGCAGAAGGAAGGCATCCCATGGTAGTTCTCCTTTCGGGGAGGTTGGGGCTATTCGCCCCGGGCTTGGGCGGCGAGGTTGCGGAGGAACTGGATGACCTCCTGCTGGCCGTGCATTCGGTGGACGTGGCAGGAGACTTGCACGAGGCCGTCCATCCCCCCGTTTGTCAGCTCGGGCAGGCTCACCGGGAATGCCCGTTCGAGGGCTTCGAGGGTGTCCAGCGTGGGGGGCGTGAGGTGGCCGAACATCTCGGTATCACCGGGGGTTGGGGCCGGGAGGGCGCGGCGTTGGTGAGGCCTCACGGCCTGTCCCCCTTGAGCCGCTCTTCGATGAGCTGCGCGTAGCCGGAGATGTCGTGCCAGTTGTCCAGATAGTTCGGGTCCCCGGTGGTGAGGCGGCTAACCTTGGAGAGGATCATATCCACCGCCTCCTTCTGGTCCGGGGCCATCCGCTCCCACGCCTCGGCCTTGCGGACAATCGCCTTCAGGTCCTGCGCCACGCGGGCATTGGAGGAGAAGGTCCCGTAGTTGCTGCCTCGGATGTTAAGGGTGGCGGCAAGGCCTAGGACCTCTCCACCGATGGCGGGGTCGAAGTAGAGGGGAGAGGGAATTGCTTCCCCCTCCGCCTGTGCCTGGATTACTGCGTGGTGGGGGGCTGCCACAGAATGGGTTCCTTCTTGGCCGGGTCCCAATCGGAAACCCTCAGGATGCGTGATACCCTCGCTTGTACCAAGGCCTCACCTTCTGTCAACCCCGAGGCCTCATAAAGTTTGACAATCTCCTTCCACCGCTCGCCGGCAGTCAGTCCCTCAGCCTTCCACTGCTCAAGCAGCTTGCGGGCCTTCACCGGGCCAATCCCGGGGCAGCCCTTGTAGCCGTCCACGGTATCGCCCATGAGGGTCTGCTTCATGTGGAAGTCGTCACCTTCCTCCTCCGTCACCCGGACCACCTGGAGCTTACCTCCGGTCTTGGTGTTGAGGCGCGGCCCGTAGACCAGGCCCGGGATTTGCAGGAGGTCCTTGTCGGGGGAGCAAATGACGGTCTCCCTTCCGGCTGCCATCAGGGTGCCCGCTGCGATCCCGCACACATCGTCCGCCTCCAGGCCTTCGATGAGCCAGGTCTTGTAGGGGGCCTCCTCCACGATCATCGCCCGGAGGTCGTCCAGCATGAGGGGCCGGGGGCCGCCCTTCCGGTTCGCCTTGTATTCGGGGAAGATATCGTAGCGGAAGTTGCGGCGGTCACTCAGGATGATGAAGGCGTCATCGGCCTCCACTTCGCCAACCAGCTTTTCGATACGGGCGAGGCAATCCTTGTAGACGTATTCCACATCCAGGAGCTGAAGCTGGGTGCCATCGCAGGAGGTTTCCCCCGCGAGAGCTGCGGCATAGAGAATGCCATCGGCGTCAATGAGGGCGATACGCTTGGGCTTATTCACCATTGTAGTTTCTCCCTTGGAGGCCATGGGCGCGCTCGTAGGCTCGAACCTCACGGAGGATTGCTTCCTTCGCGGACTTGGGGCGGGCGTTGTCGCAGAGCTGCCCTAAGAGCCCCTGGTAGTGGGCCTCAGTTGCAGTGGGCTTCCGCATAACGGGCCTCCTCGCTGGCCACCTCAGTGGCGTGATCGAACAAGTAGGAGACGCCCTCGGGTGTCAGCTTCCAGAGCCGCCCGAAGACTTGGCCGTGAGGGACAATGGCGGTGGTGATGAACCCTCGGGAGGCAGCCTCCGCCACCTCATCCGCGCAGTCCCGGACCTCGTTCGATTTGGTCGTTAGTGAGTACGTCCACAGGCGATGAAGCAGGTGGACGAGGACGCTATCCCGCGCCCGCTTCTCTGCGGGGCGAGCATCTTCCAGTGATGACATTTTCGGTAGGCCACCTCTCGGGCGTGAGGGTGACTACGGGCGCGTTGAACCTACTAGGACCTAGTGGGTTTCCATCCACGAGCGGGCTGGGCGGTGCTCCGGGGAGGGAGACACTTCAGCCTTCAATGGGCACTTCATGCGCAGGGCTATGCCCGCATCGGGGACCGCTTTGAGAGCAAGCTCACTGTAGAGCTGGACGTGTTCCGGGAGCACTTCTGCCTGGGCTTCATCGTGGACGTTGGCAACGAACTCATAGTCCGTTCCGCAGCGAAGTCCCTGCGCCTTCAGCGAGGCGTCTAACAGGATAAGGCTCTTCTTCATCACCACTGCGCCAGCGGATTGGAGCAAGGTGTTCAGGGCTGCGTGTGCTTTGCGCACTCTCAAGATGCGACCGTCAACTCCGGTCAATCGTCCATTGGCCTCTACGGCCTCTTCGATTGCTTTGATGAGCTTGCCAAGGGCGGTGAACCGATCCTTGACCTTGTGCTTCACCTCAGACCCCACCTCCAGTTTCTCCTTGCGGGAACCAAAGGGGAGGACGATGGAGCCGAGCTTCTCATCACCCGCTCCATAGAGGAATGCGTACATGGTTGTCTTGGCGTTGTCACGCCCTAAATCGCCAGCCCCCAGATAATTCTGCCCCACCAAATCCCTCAGCCACGAGTGAGGGTCGGTGCCGAGGGCCTTCACCCCTTCACTCACCACCTTGGCGTACTCCCCCTTGTCCCACGGGGAGACGTAGTGGGCGAGCATACACAGCTCCAGGCTGGAGCCGTCGAACCCGACCAGCTCGTAAGGGTCGGCCGCAATGAACAGGTCTCGGCAGGCGGTCCCGTGGAGCATCGGCGCATCGGGGTACTGCTTGGTGCCGGCACTGTTCTTGGGCACCTGGGCAAGGTTCGGGTCGGAGTGGGTGCAGCGGCCGGTGGCTGCCCCGCAGGTGTTGACCCTTCCGTGGATGCGGTAGGTCTTCGTCCCGTTGGGGTGCTCCGTTTCGCGGGCCACCTTGAGCCACGCCTTCTTGCCCGTGGCCAGCATCCCGATGCGCTTCAGCACCAGGTAGTATTCCGCGAGGAGCTTGGCCTCCGGGTACGGCAAGCCGCCCAGCACTTCGTCATCCACCACCGGCTGCGGGGGAGTGTCCTTCCCGCCCTTGGTGAACTTGGAGGGCTCCCACCCGTACTTCACGATGAGGCGCTGGCGCACGTGAGAGCGGCTGCCGGGGTTGAACTGGATGAGCTTGATCGGCGTGTACGGGCACCCCTGCGCAATCTCCCGAACGGGTGGCCCCACGTAGTCCTTCAGGCGCTTGCCCGTGGTGGGCGAGAACCGGGGGCGGGTCACATCGGGGAACTCGGGGAGCTTCACGTTGCGGGTCTTGGTCGGGATGATGACATCGCCCCAGTCCCTGCGCGCCAGCCACAGTAGCCGCCTGCGCTCCTGCTCCTCGGGGTCGTCCGCGCCTTCGTCATCCTCCGTGGAGACCTCGCGCTCGGGCTTCCCTGCGGAGGAGTTGGCTGCTTTGCCATAGGCCCACCACGTCCCGAACGCCTCGATTAGCTCCGCTTCGAGATAGGTCTCTCGGGCCTGGAGCGCCGCAATGAGCTGGAGGGCTTTGTCGTGGTCGAAGGCGAACCCTCGTGACTCTTGCCTTCGTATCACCGCAGCGAAGTCATGCTCGATCCGCACGGCCGAGGGGTCGGGCTTCTGGGCCATGAGCCACTTGAACAGCTTGGCGAGGACCACCGTGTCCTGCTCCCCGTAGTCCTGCATCTCCTCGGACCACTGCATCCACCCGCCCTTGTACTCCCCCTTGTGCTCCCCGAGGCGCTTGCCCCAGGCGGAGAGGGAGTGCTGCCGGCGCTCGAAGCCCATGAGCTTGTGCCCGTTGGGGCCGGTGCGGTGGATGTCCGGGTAGATCAGGCGGGAGAGGAGGAGGGTGTCAAACAGCTTGGACCCGGCCTTGGGGGAGAACCACGGGTAGACCATGGGGATGGCGCGCTCATCGAAATCCTGCCCGTTGTGGGCCACCCGCACGTCCGCAGTCTCCAGAAGCTGGAGGGCGTCCACGAGGGGCATTCGCTCCCAGCCCCGGCCAGTGGCTCCCAGCTCGTAGCCCTCTTGGTCGGCCGCCGAGATGCGCCGCTCAGGCTTCCCCGTCTCCTGCCAGATGATGGTGATCGTGTGGACCTTGTTGAGGGGCGGATGCATGGACCCGTCCCGTTCGCGCTTCTCCGTGAGGAGGCCATTGGTTTCGATGTCATAGAGGGCCGTGGTGGTCACCGTCCAAAGGCCTCCCGTGCGCGATGGCTTAGGGCAGCGAACTTAATGAGGTCCGCGATGTTGGCTGCAAGGGGCACGAGACTTTCCCCGCTAGGGCCTACTCGGCAGATGACGTACCCCCGGGGCGTCTGGTGAAAGTGCCAGGAGCTGGGCTTGTGGCGGCTCACAGCGGGGGTGCCTCCGGGTCGGGCTCATAGGCTTCGTCCAGGGCGGGGACCGCCACCTCCAACATCCCGGTGATGGTGTTGTAGCGGAGCATCTTTGTGCGGCCCGTGGCGTCCCCGGTGAAGCGATCCTTGAGGCAGCGCAGGGTGGTGACCGCCCTCGCCTCCTCATCCCCCTGCTGGTCTCGCTCAAGGGCGAACACGTAGGAGGCCCACATGCCGATGGCGTTCGACCCGCGCAGGTGCTTGAGGGTCACCCGGCCGCCTTCCTCGTGGGACTTGCCTTCGGAGGGGCGGGTCACGTGGGTGTTGAACCAGAGCCCAATCTTCAGCTCCTCGGCCAGCATCTTCGCCTCGGCCATCATGCGGTCCAAGGCCTTGCGTTCGTCCTCCTCGGTAGCCACGAGGGCTGCCATGGGGTCCACGAATGCGTCCTTGATCCCCTCGGTATGGGCGAGGAAGCGGATGCGCTCCTTCACGCTCTCCCAGTCGGTTGCCCCCTGGTGGTCGTTGATGAAGAGCTTGGCGCACTCGTGGGTGGCGTAGCGCACAGCCTCCCGCAGCTCATCCTCCGTCCAGAGAACATCGTCGGGGTCGGGGATGTGGAGCCTGCGCTCGATCAGCTTCCCGGCCACGCCCTTGCCTGTGATCTGGGGACCAGCCTCATAGTTGAAGACCGCAGTGGGCAGGTAGTTGCCGCCCTTCTCCTTGGTCTCGATATTGTGGGCCACGATCTGGAGGGCGAAGTCGGATTTGCCCACGCCTGTCCCGGCCGCCAGGACCAGCACCTCCCCATCCCTGCGCCCATAGGTCCAGTCCGTGAGGAAGGGCCAGGGGTACGCCCGGCCGGTGACCGTGGGGGAGAGCATCTCGGAGGCGAGCGCCGCGAGGGTGGTGATCCCATCGGGCCGGTAGGGGGCCGCATTGTGGAGGGCTGAGATGAGCGCCGCGTCATCTCCCGCAAGGTGCATCTCGTTGATGTCCTTGAAGGGGAGCGAGGCGATGAAGGCCTTGCCAGCGGGGAGGAGCTTGGCGCAGTCAATGCAGGCCTGCCTCCCGGGTTCGTCCATGTCGAAGGCGAACACTACCTTGTCGAACTTGGAGAGCCGATCCAGGTAGCGCGCGATGTTCTTCTTCGCGGCCTGGACCCCGTGAATGATCCCGCAGACCGGGAACTTGTTGGCCCAGAGCTGGGAGGCGGTGAGCGTATCCTTCGCCCCTTCGCACACCACCACCATCTTCCCCCCGTTGCCGAGGAGGTGAAGCCCGTAGAGGCCCACGGCCTTGTCATCCCCGAGCCAGCGGAAGTCCTTGCCTTCCCCATCCGACCCGATGTTCCGCACGTGGACGCCCACGATTGTGCCGTGCTCATCGCGGACTGTTGCGAGGTGCTCCCCTTCCCCTCGGGCATTCACCCGGACGCGATAGTCCCAGTGCTTGGCCGTGGCTTGGGTCACCTTCCACCGCGTGAGGGCGCGCACTTCGGCGGAGTCCAGGACGGACAGGTCTTCGGTGGACATGGTGGGGGTCCTGCGCGGGGTGTGTTCTCGGGGGCTGGCCTCTCCGCCTAACTTGGCAGCGGGCCAGAGGGGGTGCGGGCAGCCTCCAGCGAAGCAGTACCCGTGCCCGTCATCGTAAAGCTGGAAGGACTCCGAGGGGTCGTCACATGGACAGGTGCCCTTGCAGCCAACCGGCTCGGAGTCCTCCCTCTCCATCACGCAGTCTCGCCGGCCTGAGAGTCCTTCAGGGGGGGAGCATCGGACTCAGAAGCCTGGTCTGCCTTGGGCGCGGTGGCAGGGTCGGCCATGTCCGGGGACAGCGGAGGAGGAACTTGAGCCTTCTTGCCCTTGGCGGGGGCAGGCTGGGGCAGAACGAACTTGGCTGCGCAGGTGCCGAGCTGGCAGGTAGTCTGGGCGCGGCTTCCCTTCATGGCCCCGCTGGCGGGGAACGCGAAGGCCTTGGCGCAGGGGGCGCACTCCACGCGGAGCATCTGGTCATCCGGCAGCTCGGCCGGTTCGGGGCAGAGGAACTCGGGGCCGAAGGCGTGACGCCCGCAGTCACCCATGAGGTCTTCAGGAAGGTTGCACTGAGGGCAGTAGCGCATGGGAGGAAACTCCAGGTGTGTTGTCAATGTGGTTGGTCACGGCAACCATGGCCCCGACCGCTGCCGCAACTCCCCCCAGCTCCAGCCCTACATCGCCCAAGGGGATGCCCGAGGCGTGAGACCGGAGGATGGTGAGGATGGGGGCGGCAACCCCGGTGAGAAGAATGGGGATGGAGTAGATGCGCCCCAGCGCCCAAGTCTGGCCATCAGGGCCGGTGTAAAGGTCGGAGAGAAACTTGCGGAAGCTCATAGGGAACTCCTAGGTAGGTCCTCTCCGACCTTCACCGGGGAGGACTGGTTAGGCTTCGGGCTCGGGGGCTCCGGGCTCGTTCAGCTCTGCGGCCGAATTGTCGATGGTCTCGGCGGTGAGCATCGCGAGGCTGAGCGTGGAGGCATTGCCCCGGGTCTTGATCTGGTCGGACAGGCTCTTGCCCACCATATCGATGAGATGCTCAGTGGCCTTCAGCATGGAGCCTTCGCCCACGCCCTGAACGAGAACAGCCCAGGTGTCCGCGTCGGTGACCACCTGGGTGTTATCGGCAGTGTGGAGGATGAAGACCGGGAGACCTTCGCCGGTCTCGCTCATGCCGAACATGCGGTGGGTGCCTGGGTCGCGCAGGAGGTGCGCGAGGTCGTAATAGTCGAACAGGGCAATCATGCTCTCGATGAGGCTCTGCGTGGAGCACACGAACTTGTGGACCTGGTGGCCGCCAACGTGGGGGGTTGCTGCGAGGTGATCGATGGTGAGGACGATGGAGGAGAAGTCCTCCGCACGGGTCGGTGTTTCGGGGGTGAGGGTCATGGGATGCTCCCGGGTGAGTGCTCCCTAGGCCTATCCGAGGGAAGCGACTGCCCGAGACCTACCCTCATGTGAGGCCTCAGTCAACCATGCAGCGGGAATATTTTTGTGAGCGTACAGGAACCCGTGCTTCTCGCACCAGTCTGCGTAGGTGGTGGGGCTCCCCTTGTAGAGCTTGGCCCTGGCATTGGAGAACACGAAGCGGATATCGAGGGCGGGATGCTGGGCCTTGACCCAGAGATGCTTCTGCCGGTCCTCCGCCGCGAACAGCCCCTTGGACTCTATGATGATGCCGTTCGGGAGGAGGAAGTCGGGCGTGTAGGTGCGGGCCTTCTGGGGCTGGGTGAAGGGGACCTTGAGGGTCTCGAAGAGGACGGGGACCCCCGCCGTGGCCAGAGCCGCAGCGAGTGTTGCCTCCAGTCCCGAACGGTAGGCGGCCCGCAGGTGCTTGAACTTGGAGCCTCCGAACTTGGGGCGGGCCATTAAGCTGCCTCCTCATCTCCCTCGGCAAAAGCGCGCAGGGCTTCCAGTGCGGCGGTGTTGTCCCCGAGGACAAGCTCCTCTTCCAGCTTGGCGAACTGGGCGCGGAGGTCCTTCTCTCCGAGGGCGTAGGCCTCAGCGTCCAGGCCCCCGTACTCTCCGGTGAACTTCACCCGGTTATACCAAGAGCGGTAGCGGGTGGCGGGGCAGATGCGGAACGCCCCGGCCTCCAGTGCCGTGAGCTTCTCCTCATCCGAGAGGCTGACAGCCGGGGTGGTGAGGCGCGTCTGAAGAGCTTCGAGGCGGCGCTTGAGGATGGTCTCGGCGCGAGCACGGGCGAACTTGAGCTGGGACTGGTTCATCAGTGAACCTCCTTTCCGGTCACGAGGGAGTAGAGCGCCATGCCGGCAATCCCCGCAGACATCACGAGGGCGGCTGCGTTGGGGGCCGATACGCAGGACAGGGCCATGAGGGCTGCACCGCCGAGGGTGAGGTAGCAGGTGAACTTCAGGGAGGGCTCGTACTTCGGGAAGAGCTGGAGGAAGTGGAGGGCGATGTCCACGAATGCGCCCAATGCCCCGACTATCGCGAGGAGGAGAGTAAGGCTCATTTAGTCTCCGATCTTCTGTTCCTCCACGGCAGCCCGAGAGATAGGGCAGCGGCGCGGGGGAAGTTTGACGGGCGGCAGCCCCGGGCGGTCCCACATCTCCTCGTTTGAGGCTCGGTGGTCGAAGTGCTGGCAGCCCCTCAAGCGGACGCCTCCTGCATGAAGGGGAAGGAGAGCTGGGCGGAGGGCGCTGAGGGCGGACCCTTGGGGCGGCCGAGGATGAACAGCGCGATGAGGCCCCCGAGGGCGAGGGCTTGGCGGATGACCATGGGGTCGAACATCAGGCGTTCACCTCCGTGTCCAGGTGGAACTTCATGCCCTGGAACTGGAGACCCATCCCAGTCTGAGTGAGCGGGTCGGCCATCAGGTTCTTCACCGCAGTGAAGGCATCCTGGGCGGGGATGCGGGCGGACATGCAGGTGAGGAGGAACGCGGCGGCCAGGGAGAGGATTTGGTATTCCTTCGGCCACCCCTGGATGCGGTCGAAGATTTTCACGCAGCCGTCTGCCACCCAGTCCTTCCGGGCGTTCATGAG